CTGAGACGTGCTGATGCTGAGCATCCCTGGGTGTTCGCCCGATGCCGCGAGGTCCAGAACTCGGCCAATGGCCATTTGGACCTGTGGGCCCGTGAGCATTACAAATCGACCATCATCACCTTTGCGCTGACGATCCAGGACATTCTCCGGGATCCCGAGGTGACGGTCGGCATCTTCAGCCACACCCGCCCGATCGCCAAAGGCTTCCTGCGCCAAATTAAGCGGGAGTTCGAGCATAACGACATGCTCAAGGAATGCTTTCCCGATATCCTCTGGGAGAACCCCGCTCGAGACGCGCCGAAGTGGTCGGAAGACGACGGTATTACCGTCAAGCGGCGCAGCAACCCGAAAGAGCAGACGGTCGAGGCGTGGGGGCTGACGGACGGCCAGCCGACATCGAAGCATTTCCGGCTGATGATTTACGATGACGTGGTGACACGCGAAAGCGTGACCACCGTCGAGATGATCAACAAGGTAACGGAAGCCTGGGAGTTGTCGCGCAGTCTGGCGACGGAAGGGGGCGCCTCCCGGTACATCGGCACGCGCTACCACTTCAACGATACCTATCGCGAAATCATGCGGCGTGGGGCGGCTGAGCCGCGGCTACACCCGGCGACGGAGGATGGATCGCCCACCGGCAAGCCGGTGCTGTTCTCGCCGGAGACATTGGCTGAACGCAGGCGGGACATGGGTCCCTACACATTCGGCTGCCAAATGCTGCTCGACCCGAAAGCCGATTCGATCCATGGGTTTAAGAGGGAATGGCTCCGGTTTCAGAAAGAGTCCGCTGAGGCGGAAGGGCTCAATACCTACCTGCTCGTGGATCCCGCGAGCTCCAAAAAGAAGGACAGCGACTACACGGCGGCGTGGGTGGTCGGGCTTTCATCCGATCGCAATTACTACGTCCTCGATATGGTGCGCGACCGGCTGCGACTGACTGAGCGGGCGGACATGGTGTTTTCGCTCCATCGCCGCTGGAAGCCGCAAGACGTGGGCTATGAGGCTTACGGGCTCATGGCGGATATCGAGCATATCGAGGAGCGGATGGGTCGGGAGAATTACCATTTCTCCATCACCAAGCTTGGCGGCGCGATGCCCAAGCCCGATCGGATCAAGCGGCTCATTCCGCTATTCGAGCAAGGGCGGATATGGCTACCCGCATCGCTGCACAAACGTGATTATGAGGGTATCGAGCGGGATCTGGTGCGGGCATTCCTGCAGGAGGAATACGAGCCGTTCCCCGTGGCGCTCCATGACGACATGCTAGACGCGCTCTCGCGCATGTTGGACGAGGATTTCTCGCTCACCTGGCCGATGCTGGTCGAGGATGAAGAGGACGACAAGCCCGATCGCTATGCGCGGCGACACGGGCGGCCGAGGGTACGGCCCCACAGTTGGATGTCGGTTTAGGGGAGCGGTCCCGATCTCGCTCCGCTCCCGGCCAATGTCCGCTATCGCGAGTAAACCGGAACCGACAGCGAAGATCGTGTACTTCTCTGTTTGACCCGAAGCAGACATATAGGGCGGCGTTGCCGGCGGACGGTGGAAGGGCACGCTGCCCGAGATGCGCGCCAGCGCCCCGCGCTCAGCGCGCTACGGGCACGGCGGCAGCGGGCCGGAGGCGCGGTCGACCGAACACATTCAGCCGGGCTGTAAATTGCTGCTTTCGCCCTCCTGGAGTAGGGTAAACGCGTTCGGTAGTTGAAGGTCCCCCGCGGCGGCCCCTGTCTGTCGTCGGAGTCCTAGGGCGGTATTGAACCTTCTCGCCGCGCAAAGCGAAGACGCCAAAAGCAAAGACGCGCAAAGGCAAAGACACGTCGCTGGACGCGCGAAGTGCGTGGCCAAGGATTTGCCGCTTCAACGCGCCGCAATGAAAGACGCGCTGCAAGCGAGACCTGCGTCGAGGGAGGGAAACTGTGGTGGCAGTAGCCGACCGGCGCGCCCAGATCTGGTCCGCAGTTCGCGTCTCCAGTGGCAATTTTCTGGAGGCGTACGACTTCACCGTATTCGGCTACTATGCCAGTGCCATCGGGCACGTCTTCTTCCCGACGGGCAGCGCGTTCGCTCAGCTGATGGCGGCTTTTATGACATTTGGCGCCGGCTTCCTCGTGCGGCCTCTAGGCGCGATCGTGCTCGGTGCCTATCTCGACCATCACGGTCGCCGCGCTGGCCTGCTGCTGACATTGGGCCTCATGGCCATCGGTACACTCACGATCGCGCTAGCGCCAGGCTTGCGACGCTCGGCTGGATGGCGCCTGCCATCGTTGTGCTGGGTCGGCTTATCCAGGGCTTCTCCGCCGGCGGCGAACTCGGCGGCGTCGCTGTCTATCTTTCCGAGGTTGCCACACCCGGGCACAAGGGCTTCTATGTTGCTTTGCAGTCGGCGTCTATCCAAGTCGCAGTTATCTTCGTGGCGCTTGTCGGGGTGGCGCTCAGCGCACTGGTGCCGCCCGAGAGTATGCAAGTCTGGGGCTGGCGCATTCCCTTCCTAATCGGCTGCCTCATCGTTCCGCTACTTTTCGCGCTCCGGCGCTCGCTACAGGAGACCGACGAATTTGAGCAGCGTCGACACAGCAAGCATCACCCGACGCCGAAGAAGATCTTCCGCTCGCTTGCGCACAACTGGCGCGTCGTGCTCATCGGCATGCTCATGGTGACGACGACGACGGTGTTGTTCTATTTCATCACCGCCTACACACCGACCTTCGGCAAAGAGGTGCTGAAGCTTTCTGGCACCGACAGCCTACTGGTGACGCTCTGTGTCGGCATCAGCAACCTGTTTTGGTTGCTCGTGATGGCCGCCATCTCGGATCGGATCGGCCGGCGCCCGCAGTTGATCTTCTTCAGCGTGTTGACGCTGCTGACAGCCTACCCCACGCTCGCCTCGCTCGGAGGCGCGCCGTCCTTCGGCCGCCTGCTTGCGATCGAGCTGTGGTTCTCCTTCATCTACGGAAGCTACAACGGCGCCATGCTGGCGAACCTTACAGAGATCATGCCCGTCCATGCGCGGTCGTCGGGATTCTGCTTCGCCTTCAGTCTCGCCACCGCTCTCTTCGGCGGCTTCACCCCGGCGATTAGCACTGCGCTCATAGGATTCACCGGCAACCGCGCCATGCCCGCCGTCTGGCTCTGTTTCGCCGCCGCCTGTGGCTTGGCTGCCGCGCTGATGGCAGGACGCGAGCGCTTCGCCGCACGCCAGCTGGCGCCAGTGGAATGATTGCGAGCGTTTCGCGAGGCAAGCGCGATGCAGGGTATTCCGCTCAGCGAGATGCAGCTAGTGGCAGGAGGCGCAAGAAGAGTCCTCCCTTCTCGCTCGAATATTAGCATCAGGGCCGGCCGCGACCTTACAGCCGTGCGGGTGCGATGTGCCTCCACCGGCTGATGTCGGTTTGTGGCACTACTCGGAAGTGGCGGTTCGCGCTACGGATTTCCGCTCATAGGCCCAATTCGGACATGAGCTGAGCACACTCGTACTTCTCAGAAGTGCCATAACCGGAAGTGGGAAGGGTGCAGCACAGGTCCCCGGAGTCCGTCAGCGGCAAGGACGGTCAGGTGGCTCGTCAGCGCAAATTCCCGCCAGCAGATGGCAGCGACGGCCGGCGCAGGTGCGCTTGCCGACCTTCCCGCTACTGCGTTCGCGCCCGTGATGCCTCTCGTCCGGTGCCGAAACTCGGAAGATGAACAACTCGCTAGGCTTTCCGGATTGACAGGGGCAACTCCGGTGCAGATATAAAAACGCATCGAGGTCGAGCTTGAACGTCATCTCGGCGCGTAGCTCAGGGGAAGGGATCGTTCCAACGGGGGACGGCGATGAACACACGGGAGGAGCCCGCGATGGCCACGACCCCCGAATCGTTTGTCGATGCGCTCAACTCGGCGTTCGGCAGGCAAACAACGCAGCGTTCGGCCCACGCCAAGGGCGTCGTCCTACTCGGCAAGTTCGTTCCGAGCGCGGAGGCGGCGAGCGTGAGCAAGGCGTTGCATTTCAAGCACGAGGTGCCGGTCACGGTGCGCTTCTCGGCCAACTCGGGCATATCCAAGATCGCCGATGCGGATACGCGGGCCGACCCGCGTGGCCTAGCCATCAAGTTTCGTCTTCCCGACGGCAGTGACACCGATCTCGTCACCCATTCGTACGACGGCTTTCCGGCGAA